GGATTATCACAATGCCATCACCACCAGTCCCGCCAGTAGTTGTTTGCGAGCCACCGCCGCCGCCGCCCGTATTGGGTGTCCCGTTTGAGCCTGACGTTGTCCCACCATTACCACCGCCACCTGAGCCGCCGTTACCTGGTGTCGTGCTAAACGTGTTTGCGCCAGAACCACCACCACCCGCATACGTTACGGTTGATCCTGAAATGTCAGACGGAGAGCCATTACCACCTGCGCCGTTTATGTTATTCGAGCCATTGCCGCCAACAGCGCCAGCACCGCCACCGCCACCGCCAGCATAATTAGCCGTTCCGTATGCAGCACCGCCATTATTACCCTGTCCAGCCGTTCCGTTGCCGCCAGTGTAATTAACTCCATTAACAATGAGCCCTTTGCCACCACCAGAACCGCCGGTAGTGCTCATATTTGCGGTAAAGTTTGCCGCACCGCCGCCGCCTCCATCGCCTTTTACGGATGTGATTGTTGAGAATGCAGAGTCATTGCCCTGCGATGCAGTAGCTCCAGCGCCGCCGCCAGCACCGCCAGCACCAACCGTGACCGTGATCGGCGTTCCTGATGCTACTGCAAATCCAGTAGCCGTTCTGAATCCACCAGCTCCTCCACCACCTCCGCTAGAACCTCCACCTCCTCCACCGCCCCCGGCTACGACAAGGTATTCAACAGCAGACGGAGCAGTCGGCGCTGCTGTTCTAGCAAGAAAGAAATTTTTAGAGGCAAACATTACGGCGTGTAACCTTGCGCAATTGAGCCATACCAATTAGTACCGTCAGCAACAAAGGTCAAAATATCCATTTTGCCAGCAGTTGCCGTAATGGTCGGCGCTCCAGCAGTTCCCCATTTAACCGGAGGCCCGCTTACGCCAAATGTTGCAGTCCCGTTGCCGGTAGTCACCGCTTGCTTAAGCAAGAGCACAAAGGATTTACCTGCGGTTGCTGTGGGCATAGTAAAAGCGCAAGCCGTGGATGCGGTCAAGGTTGCGGTCTGGACTGTGCCACTAGTCAATACTAAAGTATTGGAAGCTACTACAGTTCCTATTACGACTACAGATTCAACGTAGTTTGTAACGGTTGGGTTAGTTAACGTCTTGGCTGTTAGGGTCTGTGTTGATCCCAAGTTGACCAAGGTATCTGTAGCACCAGGCAGGGTGTATGAGAAAGCACCAGTCACTACAAAAGTGCTAGCAAAGCTACCCGACATGGTAATGGTGCTTGCTGCATTATTAGCAACACCAGTTCCACCACCAGAAGCTGCTAGTGGAGCTGACAATACTGGAGCAGAGGAAAACGTCTGAACACCAGCAAAGGTCTGGGCTGTTTCTGTAGTTGCTAGAGTAGCTATACCAGCAGAAGTAAGACGAAGCTCAACCTTGTCTCCAGTTATATACGTCTGCCCAGTAGTACCATCTTGAGCCCTAGTAATAGTAAAAGTATCTGTAGATCTTGCAGTTACTTTTATAACTTCCCTGGTAACTCCAGTAGCAGCATCAGCTAGAACACAATAAAAGTATTGTGCTCCAGCTAGAGTTGGAAATAGTGTTCCTGTACCAGTAGCTACAGTTAAGCTAGTAACAACACTATTAATCCCTGAAGCTAGGGTTGTTGCAGCAAAGTTAGTAAATTGAATATTTGACATATTAGCTCACCGTTATAGTCCAGGTAACAGCAAGAGTATCTGTAGCACCTTTGCTAAAGGTGCCAGTCAGATACCGACTAAACATAGATCCTGCACTAGCAGCACTAAACAAACCAGCTTCTTCAATAGTTCCAGTGCCAACACCAGAACCAAAACTAGCTACAAACTGGGTAGTTACAGAAGTAGGGTTAGTGTTGGTAGTAGCTACACGCGCCAACTCAGAACCAATTAAAGCAGTTTGTCCAAGAGCAGGAGAAGTAGTACTAGTTCCTACTGCCATATATAAGAAACTAATACTAGGAACAGTAATTAAAGCACTAGCAACAAATGCTTTACCTACAGTAACAATCAAGTTATCGCTCTCCCTGTCCACTTTGATGTTGCCCATAGAGTCTGTTAAAACCATATGAACTCGACCTGTAAGAATTAATGGAGTAATAGAATTCATATTTAATTATCCTAATGTAGTGCCACCTAAAACTACAGAACCTATTGATCTATTTATTAAGAGTGTTGGTAAAACAGTTTCAGAGATAGTAATTGTTTCTGCAATAGTTATGTATTTAGTAAGAATAACATTAACTGACTCTGACAATGCTAAGGTACTAGTAGAACCAACAATTGTTCCTGTTCCTGCTAAAGTATATTTACCTAAGAAGCTTAATCCTAGTCCTTCATCTGTAGCTAAGTCTGGTAAGTATACTGGCTCATCAGAAACTATTTTAGTAACATATTTAGATACTACCTCATCTAAGTTACTAGTCTCACCAATACTTGTAGTGTAGTTGATTGGAACAAAAGTATCTGCACCCTGTGGTCTAGCCCAAGGTATAGCTTGCGTATCTGCAACACCCCTTACAAAGTCTTGTGGTTGACGTTCTTCGTAGTCTCGAAAACAAACCCAAAGGTTATCCCAACGCTTGCGTAAGTCAGTACTCTTATATTGTTTTCCACAGACATCGCAGATAACATTCCAATTTCCTTTACTATATACGCTTATGTTAGACATAATTAAATAATGTTACTAGGTTTCTATTTACCAGGTGCAAGATAAGAGCGTAATCTTCCATACTCGCTATTAAAATGATTGTAGATTGAAGAGTTTTTTGGATGCTCTAACAATTCTTTAGCCTTTTGTACTTTTTTCAAATAGAGTTCTACGTCAGCAGGTATTTCAATGTCTACTCCCTGTGCATTAGCTCCACGTTCCCATGCCTTACCTCTTCCGTTATAGGCCTTTATTGCACCTTCGACCGTACCACCTGCTTTCCTTAGTCGCGCCTTTTCTCCTAGAATTACCGCTGCCATTGCAGGATTGGCTGAGTCAATTCTAAAGTGGGGCTCACCTTTATATTGCACCTTTGTATAATCTTCATCTTCTTTCATACCCATTTTATCAAGATAGGACTTAAATCGTTTTGAAGCATAGAAGCGTTCATTCCCTTCAATTATTCCTATTCCCCCACCTTCTCCCTCCGTCATAGCCATTGGAAGAAGATATTCTCCTAGTTCAGGAGTAAGTACTCCCTGACTTTCTGCTAGGCGGCGCGCACGAGCAATACTAGTTACTTCTCTTGCGTTAAGTGTTTTTTCTGGATCTTGACGTAAAGACAAGTCTGAAGGATGAAAAGGAAGCGTAGCATCATCTTCTATGCTTGGGCTTCCTGCTGCAACTCCATAACTTGGACGCAGCGGTGTTGGTTGAAACCACCGCTGCATCTGCGTCTTTGCTTCGTCAATCCAATCCATTGCTCTACTTACGCGTCAGAACCAATGGCAGGAAGTACAAATCCTGAGTTCATCGTTCCGTCACCAATATAGAGATTATTAAACATCCCATATTGAACAGCAGTAGCTGTAACTAAAATAGCAGCAGCAACGTCTAGAGCGCGGATAGTGTTATTAATAACAATGCCAGAGCCTGTGGTGGCACTAGTAGTAATAAAACAAGCTCCAGTAGCTGTATCCGTGTTAACACAGTAGACCTTATTATCTGCAATATAAGCTGCGGTCATTACTAGTGCTGCATGGCTTAGGAACTGGGACAAGTTATTCTGAGCAACAGTTTGAACAACATAGTTACCAGTCAACGTAAGTCCAGTCATTGTGCCAAGAACAACAATGGCAGCAACAGCTTTGGTTGTAGCGTCTGACTTAATGTAACAGTTAGATACTTGTAAATAATCAGCATTAACAGTTACAGTAGTTTTGACTGCTGACAAGAAGTTAAGAATCGCACTTGTGTCAGTAAAGTCGCACTTATCAATAGTAAAGTAAGGAGCAGCACCAACAGTAAAGGCAGAAGTAATGCCCAAAAAGTTAGCAACAAACTGACAATTAAGAATTGATACATTAGCACCACTTACAGTAATAGTAGTAGTTGCTGCGGTATCAAGAGTAAATTTAGGACGATTAGTACCAAAGCCCAAACCAACTATTGCTACACCAGCAATGTCAAAAGACAGAGCAGTGGCATTAGAAATAGTTTCAGTGTGGCCCGGTTTAATAAAAATTACATCTCCACGATTAGCAACACAACGACTAATAGCGTATTCAAGAGTGCCAAACGGAGCATTGAAAGTACCGGGATTGCCATCAGAGCCACCAACTTGCCCTGGCAAAACGGTAGCAGCATTAGACAGCCAATAGACTTGGCCTGGGTGTGACTGCGTAAGTGGAACACCACGGATAGTTACGTTATTAAAACCACCGGGATAGTTAGAAGCTGGGCCAAGAGGCAGTGCCATTTTAATTCTCCTTTGTTGATATATGTGTTACACAAACAACACTACCTAGAATAGATAGCATCATCATTAGAGTGTTGTACTATTTAGTACGTTTGGGAACAGAGGGTGTAGGACGCTTACCCTTTTGCTTCTCACGTTCAAAACTCATTGTATTCTCCTTCGAGTAATACACGAAGAGGGGTTTATTCCTCTCCGTGTTATTAGTAACAAAGTATTGTTACGGGCCGTTGCTACCGTAGACAGCACGGGGATCACTCCAACCAAACGAATAACGCTCATACCCCTTAGCTTTCGCGTTCATGGTATCAAAGTCATTGTCTTGGTCAAACGTAACACCAACACGTTCGTAGTGCTTCATACCTGATTTACCAGGAATAGAGTTACGAATAAACCATGCGTGTGCTGCGGTAAAGTAGTGGTTAACGCAAAACCCACCTGGCAGATAGTTACCAGATTTAATGACGTTAATATCGTTGTTAGCATTACCTGTTTGGTAAGAGCTATTCAAGATACGCTGTGCATTAAATACTTCATTACGTGCAATGTGCAAAGTCTTCGGCATAACCGAGATCAGGAGACCACGATCATTCTGAAAGCCCATGATCGCAATCATGGCATCTTCCAGCGAAGCTTCACTCAAGTCAGCATCTACAGCCGGTTTATTAGACCACGTACCACCAGTCGTATTTGGATGGCTAGTCGAGCAGAGCTCTACTGCATCACCACCTTTATACGTGCTGTTGAAGGCACGGTTGTAGATATTGGCTGCTACGTTTTCTTTCGTTTGACGGAAAGACATCGCCAATGCTGCTGCACGTTTACGAGAGATCACCTCATACAGATTGTCGTCCAACTCTTCTTTCGTAACAATATAGCCCATTGCATACGCGATGTGCGTATAGCGGGTAACAAAGCCTTGAACTTCTGAGTCGTACGTAACAGCCTGACCTTGGTTCTTAATCGGAACCAAACCGAAGCTGGTCAGTTGAACGTCTTCCTCGTAGTTTTGCTGCGAGTTGTCCGTATCAAATAGATCAGTATATTCGGTCTTGTGTTCGTCATAGACCTGACCCCACCACGCCTTGATTCCAGGCCAAAGTGCTTTAGGGTGACTAGCAGTTGTGATAATTCCAGCCATGATAGTTTTCCCTTACAGACCAGTGAAGTTCGTGCCAGTGGCAACGCCAAACTCGTGATTATTAAACCGGCAAAGGATTCGAGCATAAGCTCCAATCGCGTTGTCGGGCTTTTGGGCCAAGCCTAGCATTTGAATCGGAAGCGTATTGGTCGTATTCATCGTAGCACTCGACAGAATAATATTTGAGTATGGCGAAGACGGAGCCAAATACGTGTTCTGACTAATAGCGTAGGTTTGATCTGCACCCGAATAGTTTGACGCAATGCCAGAGTTATAGCGCATTTTGGCAAGCGTGACGTTCGTAGCAGTAGTGCCTGCACTAACTTCAAAAAGCAAGTTAGGGTCATCTGCAACATACACATACCGAACAGCAGTACGAGTACCAGACACAAGGTATGAAGCTTCCAGACTAAGAGTTGTACCGACCAGTGACACACCAGCATCAGCCACACTCACACCTACGATTACCCCAAGAGCTACAAAGCTCGATGCAGAAGCAACGGGAACTTTGATAACGTACGGAAGACCATTTGCATCCGAACCA